TCTTGACTTTGTATAAATTCATCTGCGCCTTTGCTACCTATTCGTAGTCTTTGAGTAATTATATCTAAAGCGCCTTCGTCTACAGAACTAATTGCATAAGTACCATCTTCTGCCTTAGCAATGTCATAACCTTCATCAATTAATTCTTCCATAACTTGTACAGCTTTGTTTGATTTAGGTGTTATAAATACATCTTGACCAACAGCTTGTGCCTGTAGTCCTGCGTCTGTCATAACGTCTTCGTCTCTAATACTTACATTTATATCTGCATCATCAAATAAAGATTTGACTTTACCCACACCAGACTTTATCATTTGGCCTGCTTTTTGTAACACACCACCACCTATTCTGTATCCCGGTCTCATACTAGCTAACCCACCATCAGCAAAAGGTCTTGTAAATTCTTTTCTTGGCATAAAGTATAACGCAGAGTTTGTAGGGTCACCGTAGTATGCTCTAGCTTGATCTCTAATTTCTTCAACACTTGCTTGTGGTGAAGTATATGGTGTTTCTTCTTCAACTTCTTCTTCATCACCACCCATTAAGAATGGTGCAGCGATTGCGCCTGCTCCTAATAAACCACCACCTACTCTAAATATACTAAATGGATTTTTAGCTTCTCCGCCTACTTTAAATATGTTTCCTAGTTGGCCTAACATGCCTTCCCCACTTTTAAATTTCGAAAAAAGACCTGGTAATCCACCTGCTGATTTTAACAGGCTTTGCTTACCAAATAACATAGGAGCATAATTCGCTGCTACTCCAGCTAAAGCAAGCTTAGCTAAGGGTGATTTAGTTATTTTTTTAACAGCTCTTTTAGCTTTCTTTACAATTTTACCTAGGAAATACCCTTGTCTTGGCTCTTCTAGTGTCATGATACCACCGCCAGCTCTAAGTTGTCTTTCCATATCCATTCTTG